ATATATTTTGCGTTTGAAATCTGGGCTCTTAACGTACGTTTTGCCTCTTCTGAAAATGGTGATATGGCTTCTTCTGGGTTTTCTGAGCCAGCAAGATTTAAGATAAACGACTTGTACTCATCTGGAGTCTCAAACCTTTTGCCTGTCATTGCGTAGTGTTCTCTTTGAACTTTTGACAGGCCAACAACCAAATGATCTCCTCTTCCCATGTATCCGTGGCTTTCTGGATTCGGAGAATACTTTGAAGAATAAGGATACGGCAAATTAACATATTTATCTATGGCATGAACTGACTCATGTTCCAAAGCATCCCTGTAAGTCTGCATTTTGCCTTCTGCGTCTTGCAGGGACTTTAAGTTTTGCTGAACTGTTCCATAGTTATTTTCAGCCAATTCTTTTTCAGTCAGCCCAGAATGCAATCTATATTCATTTTCTGGAGATGGCATTTGAATTATTTTTGGCTTAACCAAATAAGATGCCGAATATCCTTTTTCAACAACTGGTATTTTTTCTTTTATTTGATCGTAGTAATAAGGGTCAATTTTAACCATTGAGTTCTGCTGTTCTCTTAATTGCGCTGCATACTCAGCAGCGGCAGCAAGTTCTGTTTCGGCAGCGTCTCCATAATACGGAGCAATTGTTTCAAATGGAGAAATCTGAGCGCCTTTTGGAAATTCTGCATTTGGATTAGATGCAAACGATTGCTTAGCATAATTCAGCAAATCTTGATAATTTTTAGGGCGCTGCCTTTCAGCTTCTTCTTTTGCAAATTGCTCAACTTGAGCGGTGATTTGAGCAGCCGTGCGTTGGCGCTGCCATTCATCATAAGCTGCGTTTTTTGCTGCCCTTTCCTCTTCAGTTAAAGGCACATATTGGCTGCCTGAAGATTGCTTGGGTTTCTTAGCCATATTACTGCCCGGGCTGTTGCTGCATTGGAGTTACGCCTAGCCTGCCAATCTGAGCGTTTTGCTGCTGCATGATGCTCATCTGAAGACTCTTCACATAGTTCTCAAAGAGAGCTTTAAAGTTTTCATCCTGTTGGAGCGCCTGCTGAGCCTTGGGATTGTTCTGCAAAACCTGCTGGGCAAACTGCATCTTAGTCTGCGCCGCGGGATCATTCTCCTGATACAAGGCTTCGTTGCCCAGAAGCATCATGCCAATGTCATTTTGAACATCTTTAAACATCTTCTGGGATGCCTGCTCCTGATTCATAATAAGCTCACCGGCCATTTCTGGCGCGATAGCCTGAATCAGCATCTCGGTAATCCGGTTGGCATTTAACACGCCACCCGTATCCATCTGCTTAATCTTGGTTAGGAAGTCCACCTTTTGAGCGATGTATTCCTTATCGAGGTTCATCACGTCAAAGCGGACGTTAATGTCAAACTCATCGTGAATGGCAGACAGGTTCTGCGGCAGTTGTCCGCCGGTAATGCGCTGGATCTCCTCTGCCGGCATGTACTGGCAGCACAGGGAGAACATCTGACGAAACACTGAACGCCAGGATAGCAGCCATGAGTTGACCAGTGCCTGCTGAAGCATCTGGGTTGTCATGGGGTTCACCATCGCGTTGTTCGTCCCAAAGTAGGCCGCGTGCTGCTGCTCAACGCGCTGGATCAAGTTGAACGCCACGGTAGGCTCACGAGCTGGCGGCTCCATGAACGTGTAGTCGTTCTGGTTGGTCACAGGCAGAGACACACCTGGGCCAATCTTGTTGATGGCACCAACACGCTTAACGACCTTGATCGGAGGCAATGTTGAGAAGGCTGTGTGGTCACGAATTGAGTCGTGCTGAGCCTTGATTTCGTCTTGATCAGTCTGGGAAAGCTCAGGAATACCGCGCGTATCCGTCACGGCTCTCCGAATCTGCTCACGGCGAAACTCCACAAACGGGTACTCGCCATGGGCGTAGTCAAGACGTTCGTGAATGGCCCAAGAGTCACCATCAGAAACGCGATTTGACGCAGCCTGAGGGCAAATAACAGTGTAAAAGATCGCCGGTGCGTCACCGTCTAGGCTCTTGGTGTAGCAATACACCACTTCCACCATGTTCATGTAGTTTACACCGTTGTAAACCATCATGGTGGTAGTCGGCAGCAGGTTAATGTTGTAATAGCTGCTGGATTTGCCCAACTGCTGCAACGCACGCTCTACCCAGTCTGGATTCCAGCCTTCTGTCGTGACTTTTTCACGCAATTCAACCTCAGACATCCAAGTGCGGCGAAAGATAACGCGGCTGCGCTGAAGATCAGCAGTTTCAGGCGGAAAGATGATTTCATCCCAAGGTTTAAGAGCAACGATTTCTGGCAGGTTCTTGCTGACATACTCCTCGTCCATGGTCGTCATGCCGGTTTCGGCAAGCTCACGAACCATGCGCTTGGCATCAGACGCTTTAAGTGTAGGCAGAGCAGCCTGCATAATCTCCGCGGCCTGCTCAGGGGCGGTTGCAATTAAGTTAGGCAACTCCATGAGCACCTGGCTGCCAGACTGCTGGGCCAATCCCATGATCTGCTCCATGGAAATGTCCTGAGTGCGGACACTGATGTTCTGCTGCCAGCCTACAAAGAAGGCGCTCCAGCCGTACTGAAGTGCGTACTGAGCGGCCAAGGTTGCCTCCTTGTAAAGCTGCTGCGGCATCTTGCAGTCCCGAATCCAGCGGAGCAGTGTAGTCCCAATCTGGGACACTGGCATGTCGCTAAGTTCGGTTGGATTAGCGCGAAGTTCAGCCTTCTGGAACGCTCCCACAAGAAGAGCGGTAAGCTCGTTACAAGTGCCGTCGATCAGGCGGGTTCTGACGTCAGAAGCACCTTCAAATGGCCACGCTGGGTCACCGTTAGAGCGGTTTTCAGAGTGTTTCTTACCGTCGTCAGTCTGCCCAGGCCACCGGCAAAAGCGAATATTGTCGAACTTAGTGACCAGATTCCCCTGAGAGGAGTTGATCATGGCGCGGTTGTACTCGCTCAAAAGTTCGCCTACATGCGGGTTCTTTGAGGCGATAGCCAGAACATCAGTGTTGGTTCTTAACATACTTTAATAGCTCCCGCACTTATTAACGCTTTGCCACTGCTTGTTTAATAATCCCGTGTGGCTAGGCTGCATTACCACAAGATAGCCAAGAGCGTCAATTGGATCTTTGCAAGCCCCTTTCTGGCCGTCATGTCCTGTCCACTCTCTAAGAGAGTAAATAAGGTTCTGGCAACTCTCATGTACCATCAGCCGCGGATGGTTCTTTTCAATATCAATGTCAGCTTCCCTGTCATAACACAACAGGTCGTTGATAATTAAAACACGTTCATCCACCGACACACTAGCAGCAGGAAGAAAATAAAGAGGCTCACTAGCGTCCAAAAGCAAATCAAGCAGTGTAACGCCACCCTCCTTGCTTGTGGTCTCCGTGCCTGCGCTTCTTGGGTCAATATAGCGTTCCGCAATCTCCTCGCGTTTGTCAGCATGTGTTTCTAAGCTCCAGACTAGTTCAGTGTACTCGTTTACTCCGCGACCAGCTCCGCTTCTCTGTGCAGGTCCAGCCCTGCCGTCAGCCTTGTCACTAGGCAGCGCCCATTCGCCGTAGCTTTGATCCGGCCATTCGCGGTAAATCCAGATTGTGCCGTGTTTGTCCACTCTTGCCCAAAGCATAAACCAGTTTCGGGCTCCTGCCGGGTCAGCCACCATGTAATTGGTTCCTTCCGGGCATCTATCGGTGACACTATCGGTGAACACGTTCCGATCACCGAACATAGGAAACTGACTGCCGGCAGTCTGCTCCGCCCAGCCGTAAGCACGGATCTTGATGTCGTGAGTGCTGCGGCCCTTCAGAGTCTGCTGCATCCGCTCCCAGTTGTTGTAGGGATTGAGCTTTGAGTGAAACCAAATGCAACCGTGCTTCCCGTACACGCCTTCCGCGGTGTAGGGCATATTTCCCTTTGGTACACCGATGACGTTGTTGTTGGGTAGCAGTTCACTCTCCTTCCAGCTCTTGATCCTGGCTGTGGAGATAAACTCCTTTACAGTCTGTGTGTAGCCAAGGATAGGCGTGAAGGTAACGAGCAGCTTTCCGTTACGGGTGACCAAGCGGTACTTGAGTGTTTCCAACCAGTCAGCCGGCACAAGTTCGTCACACCAGACCAAGTCCACCTCGCCACCTTCTACGACCTTGATGTCCTGAGCGTAGTTAAGGAACCAGATCTGGTTACCGTTGTATACCGCGGTATTGTCCGAAAAGCCGTTCTTCTGCGTCCAACTGACCTGGGTGTGCTTGTTGCGCTTGGCTTCCTTGAGTTCCGGTGGAAGATACTTGTGAAAGACATTCTGCTGCATGGACACACTAGTCATGTTAGTCGTGTGCAGACACCAGATGTTGAGGTTACGCTTGCCGAACTTCTCCTTCACCCAGTTAGGAGCAAAGCCATTCAAATCTACACCCACAAATGCCTGGGCGATTCGTTTGGCAGCGTACTCAGTCTTTCCGGCGCGGTTGCCTCCAAGGATGAGTAGCTCTGGCCGCTCGTTGAGTAGCGAGTCAGCATCCTTCCAGGAGGCAAGTTCAGTGCCGTACCTGTGCGGATCACCAAGCTCAGCCTTCACGCGCTGCTCGCGCATCAGAAAGAGCCGCATGACTTCCTCGGGCCCCACATTGTCGATCATCTGCTTGCGCTGCTTCTGGTCAGGAGCCGGCATCAAAGGGTGCTCGATGAGCGGGAAGTTCAGAAGTTTTTGGATCAGCTTATTTTTTTGCTCTTCAGGAATTGACATGGCATTTGTTTTCTGGGAAGTTTCCCGTGCACCCTAACATAAGGGAGCCGCGTAGCCGCTGGTCAACCTGAAAGACGGACCCACCGGATGAAGACATGGTTTTCGGTATTCCTCTTGACCGAAATTAAAGATCACTGGTGTCCAAGAATCAGTGAGTGCTGCACAGTCGTCCGCGATAGAGACAATGCTAGGCTGAACGGGTAGCCATGGGCAAAGACTGTGATATGCGACGCGACGGTGACTTTTATACGGAAGTACCTCCTTCACTCTGAGCACACCCCCAATTCTAGGCAGCTAATGCTCAGTCTTGGGGGTACTATGCTCAGACTCCGGGCTCCTATTACCGGAAGTGATTGGTTTTACTTGGGAGACCAGCGGTAGCTGGGCGACCGTTACTCCGTAGGGACCGTCAGAGGGCCCGAAGGAGTAACAAGTAGCCAACATAGCTTAACAGGCTCCTTAGTGATTAGGTACGTTAACCTAGATAGAGGCAGCCATCTTTAACTGAGATGGTTTGGTTAAGTTTAACTTGGTGGCACTTCCCTCCGACAAACACCGTCCCTAACGTATCTGTTTCCACATAACGCTGGTTCTGGTGTTTCTTGACCACCATTGCCGTCCTGACCGCTCCATCAAGTAGCGCTGGTCGCGTTATAATCGGCTCATCTTCCGCTTTAACCGCGGCTATGGGCACTATAATTGGTGGTTGAGCCTGTTTATGTTCCACTAAACTGGGATCAACGACACTTAAAACGATATGATCGGCGTTTAAGTCACTTAAACCGGCACTTAACTCATTAAGACCGCTCTTAACCGCGATTATATCAGCCCTAAACATGACACGGCTGCCAAACCCGGTCTTCTGCCGCCTGTAGTCCACGCCTTCCGTGTACTTGGCCAAGTCATACGCAGCACCCAACTGCGCCTTCATCTGCTTTTCATGCACTGTAAATTTCATACGATTTCCGGTCCTACGATTGTATACAATCTATCCTGACACGCAAAAAAGACGCCCAGTCTGCACAAGCAAACCGGCTGCAACTTAGCGCCACCTAGACCTGGTACTCAATCAGGGGAAAGGCCACACCAGCTACAGGGGCAACATGCCCACGTCCTTTTTCCTGCCAACACAACGTGCCGCTCGCAGGTGTAGCCACACAGTGTAGGGGCGTCAAGCAGGAGAGTGCAAAGAGGTGCGCAGTGGTGCTACAGCACAGAGGCGGTAGCGGGTGCGCACAGAGAAGTAGGGGTGGCCATTGGGGGCAAAAATTTTCAGATGGGGGGATGAGTTGTAGCTAAAGTTCTTGGACAGAGCCAGACCCCCTCCCCCCCTTTGGTTCCGGTCTGAGACGGTCGCTTCACTGTTCAGCTTGTCACGTTTTCTGTCACGTTTCAGCGATTCACCGGCACAAAAGGCAGCATCTACACTGTAAACCTGGCCTAGGTGAATAGAACAGGCAGAGGGATTCACCCTGCGCAGAGGGGCGTGGAGGGCCGTGGAGCAGGGAAGCAGGAGGGTTGAGGGGAGCTGCTCGCGTTACTTGTCGAGCGAGGGTGTCGCTACGCATTTAATCCTGACTACTCCGATCAGCTTTGCACCCTATGCGCGCACCCTCGGCACAAGCGCACCCTGCACACGCACGCACTACACCCTCAGACATGCCATGTCTCACCCTGGTTACTACTGCACTCCAATACATGCACACAACTTCACCTATTCTCTACACCTGCGCACCAGGTCGGCACCCTCTCAATCTTTCTTCACTTTTCCGCTTAAGTTATATGCGCGCTCTGCCGATACTCTATGCATGACCGTGACACCCGTTACCTACTGGACTCAGAAGCTCGAACTAGCGCAGGCTCAACTCGCAACCTTTCAGGCTTGGGACGCTTGCAACCCCATGAAGCTAACTTGCGTTAGCTTTGCTATGCGTGACCTTGACGAAGCAAAGCAGAAGCTCGCAAGCGCTGAGCACACAGAAGCCGCCAAGGCAAAGGCTGAAGCTTTCAACACTCTCCCTT